CGCCCGTCGAGATATCCACCTGCCTCTATCTTTTCTAGGAACGTCAAAAGCCACTGCGATTCAGAGTCTGCCTTTGCGCGACCGACGAGTTCGTCCTCTATGGACGGTCTAGAATCGTCTCCCGACAGCCGGCGTCCCAGAATCCAAGAATCAGCATGGCGCTCTAGGAGAATGCTTGAAAACCAGCTGTACCATTCTTGCGCGGACAGCTTGCCTTGGTGGAGCTTGTGAGCTAGGGCGGCGAGGTCCGATCTGGTGGATGTGTAAAGTTCCACAAAATCGGCCTGTGTCGGCCTTTTCGACGAGTCAGGGCGAGCTGTCGGCATCCGGATTCCCCTCCTCCTCCAGCTTCCTGCGGCGCGACCGCGACGCTTGACCAGCGAGTTTGGCCAGGGCCTTCGACGCGCCGCCGATCCCCAGGTTAGCCTCGCCGATGTACACGTCGTCTTCTGTGTCGTCTACGGGCAGGTCGAGCGCGAGTTTAGCCTCTGACCGCTTGCAGACTCCGGACACGTAGAGCTTGCTCCATCGCTCCGACAGTTTGACCATATCGTCCTGGAGCGCGTCGATCTCGCTCGTGTCGAACCTGACCACGAGCGACTGGTCGCCGTACCAGCCCCGGGCGAACGTCGTGAGTTTTTTTGAGAACCGGTCCATCGTCGGGAGAATCCCGATGTTCCACGCGGCCATCATCGCCTCGCCGTAGTTGTCGTAAGTCTTAGACGCCGACGGTAGCCCCAGCGCGATGTCGTTGAGCCCCAGGGCGGAAAGGATTCTAGACACGGGGACGCTTCGGAGCTTGTCAAGCGCCATTTCCTCCGGCGTCATGGATTGGGATATCTTTTCGACCGGAATTCCCAACATCGCCGCTTTTCCCGCCCCGTCACCGCTGAACGCCGCTCTAAAGTTCGCGCGGAAGTCCTCTACCTGCTCCGGCGTCGGCTCGGCGGACATGTCCTTGACTGCCAGCAGCAGCCCCGCCGCGCCGAAGTTCTTCAGCAGGCTTGCATCGAACGTAGACGCCAGATTGTCAGTCGCCACTTCTCTTATCAGATTGGCCAGGGGCGACAGCCCGATCTTCGTATCCTCGAGCGTCATGCCCCGGCGGAAGTGCAAAACCTCCTCTGGCTTGAGCTCCAAGATTTTCCCGGCGTTCGGAATTCGGTACTGGTAGCCTCCGACCAGGGCGTTGCCGGAAGACCCCATAGGTGAGACGTAAATGTGGGGCAAGTACACAAAAGCAGGGTCGCCCCCGTTGCGGCGCAGGACTGCCCAATAGCAGTTTCCAGAAACTAGACTTGAGACGATGGACCCGTCCCAAAGTACTTCTCCGTCGTACCACGGGTTCGGCTCAAGCAGGCTTTGGACCAGCGGATGGCCCGGGTCCGCGACGAAGTCCACACCGACACCACGCCCGACTTGTACATGGGCCTGGTGCCAGTTCGTCTGATAGAAGTTGACCGCGATCCCGACAATTCCATTAGTGTCCAGCCTTCCGGCGTCGCTGCGCCAGTCGACTTTTGAGCCCGGCGAGTACAGTCTGCCGAACGACTGGCGGCCATGCTCGTCCCCTGTCACGGGGAACGATTCGACCGGGATGGAAGAATTGGGCAGAGTCACCGCCCGGCGCTTAAAAACATCGAAGATTCCCAACTCGGGCCATTTTACGCTTAGAGCTTGATCGACCACATCGCAGCGACTTTGGCACCGGCAAGGTCGTTGAACGCGTCGGCGAACCCGTCCACCTCATCGTCGTGCTTCCCTAGCGGGAACTGCCTCATAATTTCTGTGGCGCGGCGGTTCCATTCCCCCCTGAGCATCTTGACGTTGCCAGCGTTGACCTGGGACGCCAGTGGTGACGCCCGCGTCTCTTTGTCGCCACTTACCAGCGCAGAGACTACGGTGAACCCTGCGAGCAGCCGGACAAAATTCTCCGCCAAGCTCTTCCCCGCCGCGCCAGGGTCTTGAGGCACACGGACACGGACGCCCCGACCGTCGAATTCAGCGGTCATCCTCATCCGCCGGTCGCGCTCCGCGGAGTCCCACTGCCCAGATTCGCAGTCTGTCATGTACCAAACTCCTTCTTTGTCAGGTCCTTCCATCTTGCAACCGGCTGAGGAGTCGCCCTTGCCCCTCGAGGCCGCGATGTCCCAGGCGCGGCAACTTCTAAGATTGACAGGCACTGCGTCTACGATCTCGATCTTGGACACGTCGAAGAACATACCGACCTTCGCAGTCGGGTTCTGCTGATAAAGGGCTTGCCAGCCGTATTCGCCGTCCTCCCTCGTCATCGTGGCGCGAATCCGCTCTAGCGAGTCTAGTGGGTACCTAGCGGGCCAAAGAGCTTCGCCCGCTTGCCTACCGAGCGGATCGTCAGCCTCCGCTATCGCCCTGAGTTTCGCCACGAAGTACTTGCCGGGTTCTGAGGCTACCGAACGGGCCCCGATGTCGTCGTGGTGCCAGAGGGTCATGACGATGGCCAGCCACCCGGCAGGCTCAAGCCTGGTCATCAAATCGTCGGTGAACCAGTCCCAGACTTTCTCGCGGTAGACCTCAGACTCTGCATCCTCGCGCCTGCGGATCGGATCGTCGATCAATATGCCCTTAAAACCCACCCCCGTCGGTGGTGAACCGACTCCTCGGGCCATGATCCCGCCAGAATAGCCGCTAAGTTCCCACTCGTCACTGGCGTGCTTCCCTGGGGCGACTGGCAGCCCGCTCGCTATCGCCAAGTTTCGCATTTTCCGCCCCAGCCTGCGGGCGAACCGCTCGTTGTAAGCGGTGACCAGGAACCAATCGTTGGGGCTTAGCATGAGCGCACGGACTGCCAACCTGACCGTCACGGTTTCAGTTTTGGCGTGTCGCGGCGGGAGGCAGACCAGCGACCTGTCGATGTCTCCGTCTAGAATCTTTTGGCACAACTTGGCAAGGAACTTGATGTGCGCGGAGGTGTAGTCCCATCCAGGTGGTGAGGTAGAGCTTAGCCAGTCGATGTAAGGAACAGCGGGGTCGCCCAATTGCGGGGGCAGTGCAATACCGCCGTGCCCCTTTCGCCGAACGTACTCATTCAGTACCGCTCGATCTGCCTGCGAGTAGCTCAACCGCTTTTTCCTCCAACTCCGCGTCGCTCATCTTGGCCACGACCTCGAAAATTGATTTCTCCGTCCATCCTGCCCGCACTTTGAGCCAGAAAATCATAGCTGGGATACTAGGGTTGTCAGTTCGCGTAGCCTGGGCGAACAGGCATTGTGCCACCATTGCATTAGCCTTGGGCGCGGCGGTGTCCAACTCTTTCCGGTAGTGCTTGCGAAGGGTGTGCGGCGCAATGCCGAGGACCCGGCAGATATCCGTCTGTGGAATACCGCACGCGGCCATTGTTTCGGCAGTCCTTCGATCTTTGTCCGAAGGCTCGTGCATGGGTGTTCCGGGGTTCTTAGCGTTCGCCATTCTTAAACATCCCTACGTCTACGGTATCAAATTGGAGCGTGCGGGTCGGGGTCGCACCGCCCAGCACTGGGGGGTACCCAGTGTCCTGCTCTTTCGCACGCTTGAGCTTTTCGCCACGGTACATGCCGGCACCCAGTTCCTCGATCTTACTAAATGGCAACACTGGAACTGTCAAACGGTCACGTGATAAGGGGTTCAGAAAATATATGTACCGAAGCTGATAGCCAACCAGCACCTCTCCGCCGAGTTGGGCTGCGAGCTTCGTTACCCCCAGCATTCCACCGCCACTCTCTGCGACTATCCTCGGGTTTGTATGGCACGTCATGCGATGCACCACCTCTCCGCTCGGTAGTCTTATGAGGCACGCGCTGTTGCTCATCCCGGTCAGCAAAAAACCGCTCGCTCGGTAAATCGCGCCATCTCCGCATTGTGCCGCGTTTGCAAACGAGACAACCCATTCAATATGAGGGTAATGCTTACGAATCAGCCGGAACGCGACGGCGAGAGCCCTGCTCTCACTGTTCCGTGGCAACGTCTCTGAGAACGCCATCCTGTTCAGTTCGAGAAAACCGTTCCACCCGGTATCACGAACCAGACCTTGAATCTTCCGTTTGTCCATCGACGGGCCGAACTGCATTACGCCCTCAAGCCTCCCACCAAGGAACACGCCCAGATGCAGTTGGCTGTTCCCCACTACCTTTCCACTGTAATGAACGCGCTTAACAAACGTCCGCGCATCCTTGCAGCTTATTGGCATGACCACCAGGTCCTTAGCTGTTGCCATGATCCTCCAAATATTCTCCGCATATCAGAGTCAGGGCATTGCCGTTGGTGTTTTCATTCAGCCCGGTGTCTGCCAGCGGGTCGTTCCGAGCCAACTTCAGGGCATCGACAACAACAGTCGACTGCTCATCGTGAAGCGTGAACGCTATTTGTTGGAACGGCGCCTTTTCGCCATCGCGCAATATGGGCATTGCCACCGATTCGTGCTCTGCGAAGATGTCACTGACCTCCGCATAGTTGAACCCAGTCAAGGCAATGTCGAACCCAAGTTCGCCCAAACCTTCCAGTTCCATCCTGAGCATGGCCGTGTCCCACTCCGCGTTCAGGGCTAGTTTGTTGTCCACAATGGCAAAGGCACGTCTCTGGGATTCGCTCAAGTGCCCTGCCTCGACTATAGGAACTTCGTCTAGCCCGAGCATTTGCGCTGCCATGATCCGTCCGTGCCCTGCAATAATCCCGTTCGCACCGTCCGTGATGACGGGATTCAGGAACCCGAACTCCTTGATCGAGTTCGCGATCTGTGCAACCTGGGCAGTGGAATGCATCCTCGCGTTTCTGGCACTGGGCACCAAATCTGCAACCTTTGCCCTTTTATAGAACGGCAACTTATCCATCGGGTCCTAGCATACCCACCTGTTGCGCGAGGAGTTCTTCGGGCGAAAATCCTTAGCGATCAGGCGCACGGCGGCGCGGCTGACGCCACAGTGCACCGCCGCCTTCGTGCTGTCGCCCTTGGCTACGATCAACGCCGCCTTGACCGTTCGGTACGCCTCTACGACGAGCTCAGCCGTCTCAATTCCGTTGCCCGGCGGAATTTTCAGCCTCGACAGGATAAAGCTCGTTTCCGCTGATAGTCCGTCCCTGACTTCCCCTAGTCGCTTCTTGACCGCGTGGTCCACGTCGAGCATTTTCAATGTCTTGCAATCCGCCACCAACTCTAGAACATCGTCAGACACGTCGTTTTTAAAGCGCGACGTTCGGCGGGAGGCGTCGATCATCGCGTTTCTGGCGCACCTCTTGACTAGAGACAGCACGGTCATCCCGCCGCCGGGCACCCATGCCGACGCGCCCCGCAGCATAGCCAGCCGGACCACCTGCTGCACCTCCCCAAGCGTCAAGCCGGGCACGTTGTTGAAGCCCGACTCAGAAAGGACAGTCGGCTCAAGGAGCTTGGACAGCTTTGCCTGCGCGCATCTCCCGCTTTGGACAAGGACCGCCAGCCGGCGTGCCTCGTGTTCGTCGAAGAATTGCTTAGCCATCGACCGCCTGCCTAGGTGTCCCTGGTATTTTTACTTGATCTTCTAGCGGAATACCCATGGCCCTCTTTTTATCCCGATTCTTTCCGTATAATACCTCTGTCAGCAAAGAAAAGCGTTGACAGGAAACACAAAATGAAAACAACAACAACAACCACCAACTGCAACTTTTCCGTACGTTTAGCCACAATGGCAGACGGG